TTAGGGTTATGCTTGTGGATGACATGGACAGATCGAGGTGACGAATGAGAATACTAGCAATGGACATAGAGACAGATGCATTAGATGCTACCAAGATACATGTGATCTGTGCCCAAGATGTTGACACCAAAGAGAAGTACCAGTTCCTTAACGTATGTACCATACCTGAAGAGGCAGAGGCATTCATTAAGTTATGTAATGATACAGATAAGTTTGTCTTTCACAATGGGATAGGGTTTGATGTTAAAGTTATCAATCGTTTGGTACAAACTGACCTGATTAATCCATCGGACATCATTGATACTCTCATCATGTCACGCCTGATAGACTACAGCATCAAAGGCGGTCACAGTCTCAAGGCATGGGGTCAAAGGTTAGGTGAATTTAAGATTGGCTTCGATCAGTTCGAGGTACTTACCCAAGAGATGATTGAGTATTGTCATCAGGATGTTGAGGTTACAGTTAGACTATACAATAAGTTTAAAGCTACAATCTTTGACCCTGATCTACAGGATGCTATCAAATGTGAGCATGACATACAGATTTTATGTGAGGAGATGACAGCAGCAGGGTTCTACTTCGAGAAAGATAAAGCTGACCACCTACTAGATGAGGTTGAGTTGCGTATGGCAGAGCTAACAGATAGCTTTCAACGTGACTTCCCACCACAGCTAGAAGAAGTTAACAGGATTAAGTACAGAAAGAAACAGGATGGTACTGTCATGGCAAGTGTGACAAAGGCCAAAGAGAAATACTTTAAGACAACTGTCGATTGGTCTGTCAATCCACCTGACTTAGTGTGCTACGATTGGATAGACTTCAATCCAGCATCACCTAAGATGAGAATAGAAAGACTATGGGATGCAGGGTGGCAGCCATACGAGAAAACAAAAGGACACATACAGTATGACAGAGAACAAAAACAAAGATCGTGGAGATAAGTTTGCTAGGTATGGCTGGACGTTATCTGAAGCTAACCTTGAGACACTGCCTGATGATGCACCTCTTGGTGGTAAACGATTAGCTGAATGGTTGACACTAGAGGGTAGACGATCATCATTGGTAGAATGGTTAGGTCACTGTGGTGATGACAACAGAATACACGGTAGGTTCTTACACCTTGGTGCATGGACAGGACGTATGGCACACATGGCTCCTAACCAAGCTAACATACCATCAGAGTTTCATGGTACACCTAAGTCAGCAGTCGAAGAGGTGAAGCATAGGTATGACGGACAGTTCCGTGCCTTGTGGGGTGTAGAGAAGGGTAACTACCTAGTGGGTACGGATGCTGAAGGCATACAGCTGCGAGTACTTGCCCACCTAATGAAGTCAGAGGAGTACGTCGATGCTATTGTGTCAGGTAAGAAAGAGAATGAGACTGACATACACAACCTGAACAAGAAAGCACTGGGTATGTCACATGTAACAAGAGATGATGCCAAGACTTTCATCTACGCATTCCTACTAGGGGCAGGCACAGGTAAGATAGCCCAGATACTACGTGTCAACCAACGTGAGGCAAGCCAATGTGTCGAGAACTTTATGCAATCAATACAAGGGCTTGCAAACCTCAAGAAGAAAGTCATACCACACATAGCAAAACGAGGTTGGTTCAAGGGTATGGATGGACGTAAGGTCATAGTACCATCAGAACATAAGACACTAGCAGGTATGCTGCAGAATGGTGAGTCTGTCATCATGAAACACTCAGCACTGCAATGGGTACGTCAAGCTAAGGACATAGGCATAGACTTTAAGCTTGTCACGTGGCCTCATGACGAATGGCAGACTGAGGTGTGTGGTAATTATGCAACAGCTGAGGAGTTAGGTGCTATGCAACGTCAATCTTTTGTTGACACGGGAGAGAAATTCAATATGGTCTGTCCGTTAGCAGGTTCGACAGACATCGGACGCAACTGGAGAGATACTCACTAATTTACTTGACAAACTACATCAGTTAAGTTAAGAAAATATAATAGTCAGAAGCTAAGTAAAGGAAAATATTATGGCTGAGAAAAAGAAAACAAAGTACGGTGTATTCGAAGGATCACTTTACTATGCTCGTTTGTTCCAGGACAACATGGACAACTCAGAGTACCACGAAAATACACAAGGTCAGTACAACACAATGTTCGTACCTAAAGATAGTGACGAAGTTAATCGTATGATTGCTATGGGTTTCCCTGAGACAGCAATGGGTAATCAAATGATTAAACCTATTGATGCAGCAGATGGTAAGATGGGTATGAAACTTAAACGCCCTAACGTACATCCATCTGGCATCGATGACTTCGGTGGTGCACCTGCTGTAACCAAGGGTACTACAAGTACACAGTGGGATTCCATTGTTGACGGTGCATTAGGTAATGGTACAACAGCTAAGGTTAAGTTGTCTATCTACGGTGAAGGATCAACAGCATCTGTACGCCTAGAAAAGATTGGTATCCTTGAGCATGTACCATACCAAGAATTAGACACAGAAGATCGTTGGTAAGATTCCCTCTCCCTCGACTTGGGCATCCCTTAATTGGGGTGCTCCTTTTAATACATAAAGGATTGTACTTATGATAATAGCATGGTGGTCAGCAGGTGTAACCAGTGCAGTAGCTACAAAGTTAGCAATAGATGAGTACGGAAAAGATAATGTGCTGCCTATATACTTTCAAATAGATTCTTCTCACGAAGATAATAAAAGATTTAAAGAACAGTGTGAAGATTGGTATGGTAAAGAGATACAGGTTGAACGAGCACCTGAGAAATATAAGGATCAGTTTGATGTCATACTAAAAGATAAGTACGTCAATGGACCTGGTGGTGCTAGGTGTACGTTGGTTCTAAAGAAAAGAGTTAGACAAAGACTTGAGAAAACTTTATCTTATGACGGACAGGTGTTTGGCTTTGAGTATTCAAAGAAAGAAATTAATAGAGCTATAAGATTTAAAGAGCAATACCCTGATGCTAAACCTTTGTTCCCTTTGATACAAAATAAGATGAGCAAAGAAGAAAGTTTATTTTATTTAGAGAAGCAAGGTATTGAAAGACCTACTATGTATCACTTAGGCTATGGTAACAACAACTGTATTGGTTGCGTCAAAGGGGGTATGGGTTATTGGAACAAGATAAGAGTAGATTTCCCTGAAACCTTTGATCGTATGGCTAAAGCTGAGAGAGAAGTAGGTAACAGCTGCATTAGACACACGTTCTTAGATGAGTTAGATCCAGAGGCAGGGCGTAAACAAAAGTTTATTATGCCTGACTGTGGTAACTTCTGTGACATAGAGTTTTCTGATCTACTCCACCCAAGACTAGAGGAAGTGTACAGGAAACCAGTTCAACTGAAATTAATATAAAGGATTATATCTATGAAGATGAAACCTAAACAGGTACTGGTAGATGGTGATCCGTTTGCATACCGAGCAGCCTTCTCGTGTGAGAACGATCCTGTAGAGGATGCACTAGATAAACTAGATGAGTTACTTGAGCAATCACTTAACGAGGTGATGTGGGAGCTAGACCCTGAGCAGTACCATGTATTCCTTACAGGTAAGGGTAACTTCAGGTATGACTACTCGATTACCCATGAGTACAAGGGTAACAGAAAGAACGTAGAGAAACCACAACACCTACAAGCTATACGCAAACACATGATTGACAACTGGAATGCTATTGTGTCAGTAGATGAAGAGGCTGACGATCTGTGTGGTATATGGGCAACCAACTACGGTAAAGAATCTATTGTCATATCCATAGACAAGGACATGTTGCAGATACCATGCTCACACTACAACCCTAACAGACGTACCATGACAGAGGTGGGTGAGTTTGAAGGTTTACGTTTCTTCTATACGCAGATACTTACAGGTGACAAGGCTGACAACATCATTGGCTTGTATGGTATAGGTCCTAAGAAAGCTGAGAAGATCCTTGCTGACTGCACTACTGAAGCTGCTATGTATGAGGAATGCTTACGTTCCTACAGTGGTGAGGAAGCAAGGGTCATAGAGAATGCTAGACTACTCTGGCTTAGACGTTATGAGAAACAGATATGGGAGCCGCCTAAATGCGTTTCAGATCAGGCTTAGAGAAGAGGACAGCAGCCTACCTCAAGAAACTAAAGATCAAGTTTGAATACGAGAAGATGCGTATCAAATGGCAAGACCTAAGATTTAAAACATACACACCTGACTTCGTGCTGAGTAACGGTATAATAATTGAGACGAAAGGGCGGTTCATTCATTCAGATAGAACCAAGCACCTGATGGTCAAGGCACAACACCCCGAACATGATATTCGTTTTGTATTCAGTAACCCTAACCAGAAATTGTACAAGGGTTCTAAGACTACGTATGGTGACTGGTGTGATAAGAACGGATTCAAGTATGCTAAAGAAATTATTCCTGTCGAATGGACAAAAGAAAAGAAAAAGGTGATTGACAATGTTTGATTTTGATAGTAAGATTCGTGCTCTTGTCCTTAACTATGGACTAGAACTTCTCCTAGAACAGAACGAAATACCAGAGGAATTTGTGGTATCCTGGTTAGTAGAAGAAAAGAGAATAGACATTGATGATTACTTTAATCTCGATGCAGAATTGGAAGAGTGGAAAAGGATAGAAGAATGAGTAAAGTAGAAAAGTTAAATGAGTACCAGAAGTTAGCTGCAAGTACTGCTGTGTATCCTAAAGATAGAACCTTAGAGTATTTAAGTTTAGGTTTAGCATCTGAGGTTGGTGAGCTGACAGGTAAGTTAGCTAAGTGGTATCGTAAGGACAATGCATACCCACATGGTGACATACTAGATGAACTAGGGGATGTGCTATGGTTTGTCAGTGAGTTTGCCAGAGTACACAATGTAAGTTTGTCATCGTTAGCACAAAGAAACATTGATAAGTTGTCAGATAGATACCAACGTGGTGTCCTTAAAGGATCAGGAGATAAGAGATGAAAGCATTTGGACGTTGGTGGTACAGGTTTATTAACTACATGATCACATGGCAGCTACACAGGGATGCTGTTAAACACCTAAACAAATTGACAGACAGGGAACTAAAAGATATAGGTCTGACAAGGGGTGAGATAGATCGTATGATCTGGTTTAAAGAAGACAAGAAAGATAGAGGGACAAAAGAATGAGCAACAACTACTTACCAACAGATTACCAATCTTTCATACACAAGTCACGGTATGCTAAGTATATAGAGGGTAAGGGACGTGAGTCTTGGAGTGAGACTGTAAACAGGTACATGACTAATGTTGTAGGTACTTTAGTGGATACTGTAACTAAGAAAGAATTAGAGAAGTCTATCCTAGACTTAGGTGTTTGCCCTAGTATGAGATCCCTCATGACTGCGGGCAAGGCTGCTGATCGTGACAATGTTTGTATGTATAATTGTAGCTACTTAGCTGTTGATGATGTCAAAGCATTTGATGAAGCTATGTTTGTATTGTTATGTGGTACTGGTGTAGGGTTCTCAGTTGAACGTCAGTCAGTGCAGAAGTTACCTGAAGTACCTGAGTTGTTTGACAGTGAGACTAACATCGTTGTCAAGGACAGCAAAGAGGGGTGGGCTAAAGCTTTACGTCAGTTGATTGCATTACTATACAGTGGTGAGATACCAACATGGGATGTATCTAAGGTACGTCCAGCAGGTGCAGCTCTCAAGACATTTGGTGGTAGAGCATCAGGTCCT